TAGAAGGACCTTATATAGAATTGTTTGCTCGTAATAAAAAAAACAATTGGTCTAGTTGGGGAAATCAAGTATGAAAACTTTAAACAAAGAACAGGCACTACATTGTGCTAAAATATTTAAAGATTATTTTGGTGGGTTTAATCGTATTGATGATTATATGAGAGATCAAAAATTGGCCTCTATAAAAAATATTCCTACTGGATTACCAGGTATGAGTTTAGAAGATGATTTGTTTTCCGATTTTACAATGTCGCCTAAAGATATGAAATTAGAAGTATTAGAAATAGACAATGTTACATGGGACACCTGTATTAATATGATTTCAAGCCATAGTAATATGGTAAGTATTCCTGGTAAAAATTTAAAATTAGCAGTAAAAGAAATGACAACTAATAAGTTTGTAGGATTTATAAGATTGGCTTCACCAGTTATTAATATGAAACCTAGAAATGAAATGTTAGGTAATACTCCTGATCTATCACAGTTTAATAAAACGGCCATTATGGGATTTGTTATAGTGCCGTCACAACCTTTTGGTTATAATTATCTTGGTGGTAAACTATTGGCCGCTATTTGTTGTAGTCATAAAGTAAGAGAGATGATGAACAAAAAGTATGATATGAACTTATGTTTATTTGAAACTACAAGTTTATATGGTAACAGCAAGGCATCAAGTCAGTATGATGGTATGAAACCTTATGTCAGATACAAAGGCCTAACTGATAGTGATTTTATACCCATGTTACATGGATTACCTTTTGAAAAATTAAAAGACTATGTTGAGAATATAGTAGGCGATCTAGTAAAAGAAGATGCTTCAAGTAGAAAATTAAAACTTACTAACTCAATTATAGGTTTAATCAAACGATCTTTAAAAGACGATAAGACAGAACTGGAGAATTTTAATAAAGTTATCAACAATGCAAAAGACTTGACAGAACAGAAAAGATATTATATAAGCCATTATGGTATTAAGAACTATATTGATATAGTAAATGGCAAATCAGATGTAATCGTTAAAGATGATACATACGATAAGTTTGAGTTGAATAACATAATAGAGTGGTGGAGAAACAAAGCCATTACTCGATATGAAACATTAAAAAAGGAGAACAGAATAAGAAATGAGATTGAGATTTGGACAAAAAATAAAGACTTACAAATCATCCGATAGAGAAATGATTTATATAAATAAACTTATAACATATTTGATGTGATGGTGGAAGAAATTTTAACAAATAGAGAGATGGATAAAAATAACCTACTAATACACAAGCACTTAATTATCCGTGCTGAAGTAAAAAACCCCCCAAAAGACGAACAGAAACTTGCTGAGTGGATGAAGCAGTTTATTTCTTTTATCAATATGAAAATTTTAATGGGACCTTATGTTAAGTATTGTGATAAAGTAGGTAATCGTGGTATCACAGGTGTGGCCGTTATTGAAACAAGTCATATAGCCATACACGTTTGGGACGAAGCTGATCCGGCCATCATGCAGTTTGACGTTTATAGCTGTTCAGAATTTGACCCTTATAAAATAGCAGATAAACTTCAAGCTGATTTTGAAGTAGTCAAATTAGACTATAAGTTCCTTAATAGAGAAACTGAATTGAAACCTATAAGGTTAAAGAAAGATACAATGAAAAACGTGGAAACCCATAAATATGCAAATAGTAATAATCAACAGACTTCAGAACCCACCCTATTTAATATCTCCTAACTTTCTTCCAAAAGAACTTGACAATCTAAAGGAAATGTTATATAATGAGAATATCAAATATATATTAATATCTAGTGAAAAGGAGAATTTAGAATATGAGCAATTTTTTAAAAGACATAATTAAAGATGTAGGCAATGAATATGCTTCACTTGTAAGTGATGGTATCGATAGTGCTGATGTAACAAATTTTATAGATACAGGTTCGTATTCTTTCAATGCTCTACTATCAGGTAGTATTTTTGGTGGCCTTCCAGGAAATAAAATAACAGCAATAGCTGGAGAAGCAGCAACAGGTAAAACATTTTTTGCTTTAGGAATTTGTAAAAACTTTTTAGATAAAGATAAAGAAGCTGGTGTAATTTATTTTGAATCTGAAAGTGCCATCTCAAAAGAGATGATAGTATCACGTGGCGTTGATGCCACAAGAATGGTAATTGTTCCAGTTGCTACTGTACAAGAATTTAGAAATCAATCAATAAAAGTATTAGACAAATACTTAGAACAGCCAGAAGATAAAAGAAAACCATTAATGCTTGTGTTAGATAGTTTAGGTATGTTATCTACTACAAAAGAAATGGAAGATACGGCTGAAGGAAAAGAAACAAGAGATATGACAAGATCACAAATTGTCAAATCAACATTTAGAGTTTTAACATTGAAACTTGGCAGGGCAAAAGTTCCAATGATAATGACCAACCACACATATGACGTAATAGGTTCTATGTACCCACAAAAAGAAATGGGTGGTGGTTCTGGTCTTAAATACGCTGCCTCATCAATCATCTATCTCGGTAAAAGAAAAGAAAAAGATGCCGACAATCAAGTGATTGGTAATATTATCCACTGTAAAAACTACAAGTCAAGGTTAACAAAAGAAAATGCTCAAATAGATGTAAGACTAACATATAAAGAAGGCTTAGACCGATATTATGGTTTGTTAGAAATTGCAGAAGAAGCAGGCATTTTCAAAAAAGTATCAACAAGATATGAAATGCCAGATGGTACAAAAGTATTTGGTAAGTCTATCAATGATGAACCTGAAAAGTATTTTACAAAGGAAGTATTAAAACAGATAGATGAAACAACAAAGAAAAAATTCCTCTACGGAGAAGAATAAAATAAAATACCTTTTCGTTCAAAAAGAAGGCGATGATTTTACTTGCATCAAGTTAATTGATGATAAGTATTTAAACGTGGTCTACAAGTATGGCAAGATGGCCTTTGCAAAAGATGAGGGTCCTAATGGAACATTGCCAATGAAGTTTGATTATGATATAATTAAAAATCCTAATGAGGTAGATACAAATAACCAAGAATTTATAGACTATATTGGTGATATACTAATAGAGTTATTAGAGAAACAATTGACGGATGGAAAAGTTGAATTTAAACAATGAACGAATAGAGATTACAGTATTACGTAATTTCATATTCAATGAAGCATTTACTAGAAAGGCCTTACCTTTCTGTAAAGAAGATTACTTTACAAATCGTAATGAACGATTATTGTTTAGAGAAATAGATATATTCGTAAACAAATATAAAAACATACCTACAAAAGAAGCTCTTGTTATAGAACTTGGCCAGAGAAAAGATATAAACGAAGATGAATTTAAATCAGTAAAAGATTTACTAGATACAATATTACATGAGAGCGTAGACCTACAATGGCTACTAGACACTACAGAAAAGTTTTGCAAAGACAGAGCAATACATAATGCTGTATTAACAGGTATTAAGATATTAGATAAGAAAGATCTTAAACTTACACCAGAAGCAATACCTGGTATTCTTGCTGATGCTCTGGCCGTTTCTTTTGATAATCATATTGGTCACGATTATATAGAAGATGCTGAAAGAAGATTTGACTTTTATCATACTAAAGAAAAGAAATATCAATTTGATTTATCTTATATGAATCGTATTACAAAAGGCGGTGTACCACCTAAAACTTTAAACATAGCACTAGCAGGCACTGGTGTTGGTAAATCTTTGTTTATGTGTCACTGTGCTTCTAGTTTTCTAACACAAGGTTTAAATGTATTGTATATCACTTTAGAAATGGCAGAAGAACGTATAGCAGAACGTATTGACGCCAATCTATTAGATGTAACTATGGATGATTTACATTCTATGCCTAAACAATTGTATGATGATAAGATTACAAAAATTAGAAACAAGACTGCTGGTAAATTAATTATAAAAGAATATCCTACAGCATCAGCACACTCTGGCCATTTTAGAGCATTACTCAATGAACTTGCTCTAAAGAAATCGTTTAGACCAAATGTTATCTTTATTGACTACCTAAATATTTGTTCAAGCAGTAGATTTAAAGGTGGTAATATTTCTTCGTACTTCTTCATTAAGGCAATAGCCGAGGAACTACGAGGACTTGCAGTTGAGTTTAATGTACCAATCTTTAGTGCTACACAAACAACAAGAACAGGTTTTGTAAGTACAGATATTGGATTAGAAGATACTTCTGAATCGTTTGGTCTTCCAGCAACTGCTGACTTTATGTTTGCTTTAATATCTAATGAAGAACTTGAAGCACTAGGTCAAATGAAGATTAAACAATTAAAGAATCGTTATAACGATCCATCTATCAATCGTGCCTTTATTGTAGGTGTAGATAGAGCTAAGATGAGATTGTATGATGTATCTAACAATGCTCAGAACATAGTAGATAGTAACCAAACAACAAACACTCCAAAAACTAGTTATGATAAGTTTTCGGATTTTAAAATATAGGAGAAAAAATGGCAAACTTTAAAGTGTTTACAAACGCTTCGGTTCCTTTTGAAGGAAAAAAGATAGCAATAGATGTAGAACACGTAAGAGTAATCTTTGAAAACGTGTTAGAAGAAGGCTCAAAGGTTACACTTTGGTCTAAAGATAATAATTGGACTGTGCAAGAAAATTTTGATACAGTATTAAAAACTATAAAGGAATAAATGATACAAGAAACATTGTTTAATATACCGTTCTATACTATTCCAGCTTTAAACTGGAGTACAAAAAGAAAAGATTTAATAAAATTATTTAAATCTTATCCAGATAAAAAACATGGTATACAAACTTTTCAAACAAATAGACAAAGTGATAGAACAGGTTTAGTAGAGGCTTTTACTAATGTATTAGGAGAAGAACTTAATATGTTAAGTCAAAAAATTAAAAAAGACTT